TTATAATATTCATTAGTTGCAATGACAGCCCATTCTTTAGCGTCACGGTCTCCGCTCACACTACTTGCGTAACGATTGAGTAACCAATAGTTTAATTCTTTGCGTTCTTCTTCTGACCACTCTTTCCATGCGCCTTTAGCGTCCATGTCTAGTGCCATAAAGATTTCACTTAGCGGTAGTTTTTTAATCTGTTTCATCTCTTATAGTATACCATATTATGAGGGCTTTGTCAAGTTGTTTTTTAAGAGTATAGTTAGTTTTGGCACAATTCGCCATTTCTATAAATTCGTTGTAGGATAATTTGTTTTGTAGTCTATCCAGTTCTTCTGGATCACCACCTATTATCCAACGAGGTATTTTGTTATGTGGAGGGTCTCGATAACGAGCGAACACAACACCGTTGGCCCGCTCGTATATCAAAGATTGGTTAGGAATTAAATTTCCCATCCATTTCCTACTTCTTTTTTGTAGCCGGCTTACGAGGCTTTTTAATTGTTGCTTCACGACGCACAACTGTAGCCGCTTTCTTGCCCGCCGCATATGCTTTTTTCTCTGCCGCTGTAGCTGTCTTGGATACTGCTTTAGTTGCAGACTTAGCCTTTTTAGGTACAGTCTTTGCAACCTTCTTAGCCGTTTTGGTTGCTTCACTAGCTTTTGCGGCCGTCTGCATTACCATATCTTCTGAGACACTCACTGCATCAGTTGTAGCCTTTACTGTAGAGCTTACCGCTCTAGTAAATGGTTTGCTTATCTTTTTCCACCATGACATAATTTATTTCTCCTTATTATATGACCGAGGCCGATATAGCCCCGGTCTAGTATTTATTAACCGTTTTCTTGATCAGCTAATTTATTTTTTAGGTATTTTAATAGTAACCCGTATGCAGGAAGGAATATTACTAATCCTACTGCAATCTTTAACACAGTTTGTGATCCTGCGATTTCCATCCAGTTGGCGGCCATATACTCATCAGCTGAGTTATTAAACGCTACTGCAAAGAAAGTGTATGAATCAATTATGTTCGCAAAAATAGTTGATAGTGCTGGAGCAATCCACCACTGCTTTGACCAGTTCTCACGGAAGTATTGAAACACGTATACATCTAAAAATGTACCTACGGCATACGCAGTTGCACTTGCAAAACCAATACGTAGTGCTACGCTTTCCGGTGCGCCTTCAGCTAACACTACAGCAATCGATCCTATAATTGCAAATGGATATGCCGCCGCGATAGTTGCTCTTGCAATTCCTTTGCCCAGTAATCGTACTGTTAAGTCAGTTGCTAAAATCACTAATGGAAACGTAAATGCCGCCCATGTAAGTTTAACACCTGCAATCTCTACTGGAATAGAAACCAAAGCGTTAGAGATAGTGATTACTACAACATGCAATAGTGCAAGTTTTAGCATCATACTCTTGTCGATATTCTTAAACATATTATTTCCTTTTCTGTTCTGTTACACTTGAGCCTGCTGTACGACGAACAATGTCATCGTGATTAAATTCAGCCCAGTACAGTTCAAAAGCGACTCCGTCTTCTAAACCTTCAAACTGGTGAATCTTGCCTGGCCTTACTTGCGTAAACTGCCCTGCTTCAAGAATAGTTTCATCAACTAGTCCTTGATCATCTTGCCAAACACGAACAATCATCTTGCCCGATTCAACAAAGAATCCGTTCCACTTAAATTCATGTGCATGTTCACTACACTTGAATCCTGCTTTATATTCGATACGATGAAATTCTAATACACCGTTTGCGTGGATCAACTCTGTCTGACCCCATACTTTTCCTGCTTTCATGTTGTCTCCTATGTATCAATAAATTTAAACAATTTTTCTTGTACGTGTGCATCAATGTTAACATATCGTCTAACAGTATTTGGATTGTCACGAGGTTCAACTCCGTGTATACTATTAACTGTGTTTAGGAACAATGCCATAGTATTTCTTTTGTATGGTATATGTTCTACAACTTCAATGTCATCTGCAACTGCTTCTCTTCCTGTAACTCTACGCCACTGCTTACCTGCTATATTCTTATACACATTCAATCCACCATCAGTACCTGTGTCTTCTGGTTTCTTAAAATAAAATAATGCCGCAAACAACTCTTTACTTTGATCAACATGTGGAGTTCGAATTTGTATGTTATCAATTGCATTCATAACAAACTGCATCTCCATTCTTACTGAACCACTCTTTGGGGCTCTTCTTGGTGCTACATCACTACGTGTGTACTTAGTATACAAACTTTCTGGAAAGAACTTACCCGCTGGATAGTGGGCTTCAAGTCCTGGACGGAAAGCTCTAATAACTTCGTCTTTAAAATCTTTACTAGTTGCATATGCGGCAAAGTCTTGCCATGCTTGACTTACTACAGTATACTTGTCAAAGTCATGATCAAGATACCGTGCTGTACCAAAGCCGTGTGTTTCGCCTTTGGTTATATATTGTTCTGGATACTCTGCTTCTAACTTGTTGTACAAGTCCCAAGGTAGTACTTCGTCAATGACAATGTACGGGTAAGGACTCATTCTCAAGTCTGCAGGCTTAAAGTTTTGGAGGACACTATACACGTTCATTTATAACGGTTCGCAATCTCATCGCTTGAAATATTATCACCTGCATACAAATGTTGTTGTGGCATTTCAAATTCTGCCGCATCAGTCTTTTTCATAATAGCAACAACCATAGGATCTCGATCCCACTCATCTAATTTAAACTTACCTCTGTAACCTTTGTCACGTGATAACTTTTGTCCTAGCTTCTCAATGTGATGTCCGTCACTAGTACCAATCCATACACCATGCATTTCGTATACATTTTGGTGTGCTAGGCAGAAAAACAAATTAGGATGAAAGCTATAAAAGCCGTGATCAACCCAACGATAAAAAGGAAGTACGTGGATCATATACCCACCAACCTTAGTCATATCATGCATATTTTTAAACACAGTATACTGATTGAATACGTGTTCGCCAGTACCGTTATTAGTTACTAGATCAAACTGTTCAGTGAAGTTATATGCTTGTTTGCAATCTAAATTAAGATCCATTGCAACAGCATCTTTCTCTGTGTTAACATCAATAGCTAGATACTTTCCAAAGCCTAGTGCTTGAAAGTATTCTTTAGTTGTGTTAGCATGTTGTGTAATTCCACGTGCATTAAAAATTTTACTACGTGACTTATTATTCTTTAAACGTTGATTGCCTAGCTCACATACTGTAGGAGTCTTTCCTGCTTTAATGTCATCGTAAACTGAATCAATTGCTTCTGTAATCAAATTTGTAAAGCTCATACTATTTCTCCAACACTACAATGTATTTGTTGTTCTCATGAACTCCGCCACGCTTGTCTGTTCTTGTCTTCTCAAAAAACTGGTGATGTACAATCTTTATACCTGGCATGTTTTTCTCAATACGTTCTTTCCACCAACCCGGAGTTTCTACAATTAAGTGTGCGTTACGTCCATCTGGTAAAAACTTTTTAGCAGGACTTGTTGCAATAATAAGAAATGCATTTTTGTTAAACAAATTATAAATGTCTTTTAATACATCGTCTAGGAAGAAAGGTTCAATGTGTTCTAGTACGTCAGTACTAATAAGCATGTCTGATTGTCTTTTGTTATCAGGAATATTAAAATCTGGCATTCCAGGATCCCAACCAATAGCGTCGATACCTGGGTACTGATCTTTTAGTGCTAATACTACTCCGCCCTTTCCGCATCCATAATCTAAAATTGTTTTCGGTTCGAACTCTACAAGCCATTTCTCAATAGCCTTTAGTCCTTTAGCATCACCAAATGACGCTTTCTCATCATGTAGTTGTGCTAATTGACGAGCGTATTCTTCACTAATTGTTTTCATCTAATTTCCTTTGTTTACCAACATTGCGTATAGTCTTCATGTAACTCCCCACGGAGGAGATATTAACTGTATTTAATTTCTGCATTGTGTTTGCGTCTACTAAGTGAACGTTAAGTTTAATAGGCTTATCGCTCATTGGTATTAGTTGCAACCAAGGGTCACCAACTTCAACCTTAATACTGCTACCCCATGGAACCATGATGTTATTCAAAACACTATGTTGATGTTTGTACTCTATAATACCTGGCACTCCCCAATATGCTAACGGGTTCTTTACATGCCAGTCTGGTTTCATCCATACCCATTTTACACCTGTAGTTTCTTTAATGAACCAAGGTGATCCAACTTTAATATGTGCTAACTTTGGCTTATGAAAATCAAAGTCACGTTCGTCATGTGGTAACATTGGAATAGTTTCAGGAAAGACTCTTGCTTCTTTACGCCCTTCGTCATCTACTCGCATATGTAACTCACACCAACTAGGAAAAATAATGCCTGCTTTTAATATGTCATTAATTGCAGGACATTGCTTCATTGAACTAATTGGTAAGTTATCAAAGTACTCTTGATGTGTTTCTCTACTTGCTGGAAGTGACTTCCACCATTCAGGTATATACTTTTTAGCTAACTGCGGCTTACATTGATCGTAAGCCCATTGCTCGTTAGTATACACATCAACTGTAATACTTTTAGATAAGAATCCCATAATCGATAACTTCACTTTGTCTACTAATGTCTTTAACAAACCATGCACATAAAGGATTGTCTCCATCGGTTAACGGCACACCTAATAGTTGTCCGTTCTTCATTTTAGGGAAGTACCATTTTACATCATTGTAAAAATTAGTAACTTTTACTTCGCCCCAGTTCATCATACTACTAGTTAACGGGTTAAACAAAAATGCTTCAAAGCCTCTATCGTTTAAACTTGTTAATGGTAATACTTCAATGTCTCCAGCACCGCCGCTATCTCCTACTGCTAAATGCCAATCGATAGGCATAGTAATTTCATGCCCTCCAATTTCCATTACCATTGCAGGTGAGTTAAAGCTCTCTAAAAAAATCAAAGGAATATAAAAGAAGTCAGGTTCTTTTGGATTACTATTGTCCAAAACTGAAAATCTAATATCGTCTGTTAATTCGTCCGGAAGATGCTCGAGTTTATAACATTTATTTTCTAACGTTAATATTCTCATGTGGTTCCTCTATTTTTAAATTGTTGTGTTAGTATCATTTTGACCAGTCAACTTTCTCTAACGTGAATGGATATTGTGCCTCTTTGTAGAACTTCTTCCTTGATGTTAAGTGCCTTTTTGCGTATTTACATGTGCTAGTTATGTCCCATATCTGCACAAAGTCTTTGTCTTCTGCCTTACGTACTCCACGTCCGATACTTTGGATAACTCTAACAAAGCTCTTGCCAGGTTCAATAAGAACCATGTTAAAGATACGTGGTATGTTAAGGCCTACTGCCGCAACACCATACGTAGCAATAATAACTTCATTAGTGCCTTCTTTGATTGTATCGTAAGTTTCTTTTCTATCTTTTACTTTTACTGATCCACTAACAAACGTACTGTTAGGTATTAGTTCTGCTAACAATGTACCTGCACTAATTCTGTCTACAAGTATTAGTGTGTTGCCTGTTTGCGACACTTGGTTCATCATCTTAGCAATATACCCTAGTCGGTCTGCATCTGATACTAGATACTTTAACTCTTCTGGGTAGCCTGCAAATTCTTTAATGTCAATTAACTGACATACGTTAACATGACAGTTTGAAAGTACGCCTTTGTCTTGTAATGACTTAGCACTAATTTGTCCAATAACAGGACCGATACTAGCAAGAATACTTTGAAACTCAAATTGTTCTTTAGGTACTGTACCAGTTAGTCCCCAACGTATAGGTGCATGTTTTAAATTCTGTGTAAGTAATTTTTTAAGTACATCTGCTTTTGCTTGGTGTACTTCGTCAATAATAACAGTTTGCACACCTTCTAAAAACTCTGCAAGTGTTAGTACTGCATCATAGTTTTTACTTTTCTTATCGAGTATGTTTAAACTTTGCCAAGTACAAATAGTATGTGTCTTACCTAATTCTTTTCTATCACCAAAGTAAACGCCAACGTCAAGTCCACAGTTAACGTAATCTTCTTCAGTTTGTTCAACAAGTGATTTGTTTGGAACAATAACAAGTGTGCGTCCTATCTTTTCCATTAGGTGCGATAGTGTTGCTGTAATGATAGTTTTACCTGCACCAGTTGCAACTTCTTGTAATGCTTGTGGATTATTTAAAAATCCGTTAACAGTTTCAACTTGATAGTCACGTAGTACAATAGGTTCGCCTGCCATCATATGTCCTTCTGGCCATACAACACCTTGGTCTTTCCAATACTCTTCTGTGATCGCAGTAAAAGATAAATCGTGTTTCTCTCTAAGATCTTCTATCTCAGAAATTTCTACGCCTTGCTCTACAAGACTATTAACAATAATGTCAAGATGGTTAACATAACCTGTACCTCCAATACCAAAGAATGAAACATTTCCGTCCCAACGTCCTAGCTTGTATTGTGGCAAGTATCGTGCATACGGAACTGCAAACTTTAACTTGTTAGCAATCTTTCTACGATTCTCAACAGGCAAGTTTTCAATCTTTATATTCACTTCATCTTGAATTACTATTCTACAACTTGTCATATGTTCTCCACTCGATCCTGCCATTTTAAATTGTATCCTGATACAGTACTACCCTGATCATAATACATTACTAAGTCAATTCCATTTATATATAATTCTGGATTTCTCATTGCTTGTCTAGTTAGCACTAGCGATGCAATAGGGTACCAATCACTTTTGTATAATGGCTTAGGAACTTTATTATTACTAATATACACTACTTTAGTGTTTTTGTCAACATAATTATTTAACCCCTTGGTATGTATGAATTGGTTAAATTCCCTTGCATATTCAAACTTCTCATTCTCCAATCTAAACATAACACTCATTTGTGAGCTTGGTATGTAGTTTGAAAGTACACTATGGAAGCGATTTAGTTGCGTCATACAAGATGTTTCGTCTAGTACTACTAGTAACGGAAATCTATCTAACTCGTATAATGTTTGACCAAACTCAGTTACTGGCCAAGTAATATCATTAATGCAAACTTCAGTTGTTTTTCTTTCAACAATTAGTGTTGTTAGACTACTACAGTTGTTTGCTCGTAAACTATGTTGTACTTGCTCTTGGTCAAAATATTCTAATCCGTAATAGTTCTTTCTGTCGTAGTACTGATACAGATTGCTTTCAGTTGGTAGTCCTAGGTCTGCTGTTGCACAATCAATGCCGTGCTGTATATAATTAATAAACTTATTATCTTTAATGCCAGGAATATAATTAAAGCTATTCTTATCCATAGTAGTGAGCTCGTTGTATACTGACATTACTGATTCGTCAATGTCAAACTTTTGTTCAAACCGCATAGCAATGTTTACTAACTTCCAAATATATTTTTCAGTTAACGGAAAGAAATGCTTATGCTTTTCGTAGAAATAATTCTTATCATTACCGTTTTTTAATTCTTCTAGTCTACTAATAACTTTCTTGTTAAACGGAAATCTAATTACAATCATTGTTTCTGTATTGCCGTCTCTACTAACTTCTTCTAACTTAACCCAATGCGAACTATCTAACTTTCTAATTGGTAATCGTAGATTATCTAGATGGTCCTTAATAGCAATATTATGTTTAGCAAACTGTTCAGCATAGTATTCAACTAGTAATTTCTTAACTAGCTCGTGCTGTTTGTGCGTTAGTGCAGTACCACGAAACACTTGTTTAGCAATACTAAACATGATTCTATGGTTATCTTCATGCAACGTAAACGAATGTAGGTCATGTAATTCAGGATTGGTACTAAACTTAAAGTTACTAATACTAGCAACTAGTTCTACGCAATCTTCAACGGTGAGATCATTGATGTCATTTGTTTGCTTCATACAACTATTATACTAGGTTATAGCTCAGAAGTCAAGTGTTTTAGTGGAATACCTTGGCTTATTTCTTCCAAAGTATATTCTGTGTGGGCGTAGTCGTTAAGCCATTGTTGCCTATCTGGCATAAGAGGTTGTTCTATATCGTGTAGGAAGTCTATGTCATTACTGGCGTCATACGCTAACGATGCGGTACCTACAAACGCTGGAATGCCGTTAATGATACTATGCACACCCGGGTTGCTAGAGTAGCTTAAAGTAGCGTGTGCGTTGTTAAACTGCATGTCAAAATCGTCATATGTTCCGCTAAGTTTTTTTGGTTGTTCCCTATAGACATTTTTAAATTCGTGTTCAATGTTTGGTAATGGGCAACGAGGATGAGGTCTAAATATAATAGGACGTTTGCTGTATGCTTGGAGAGTTGTAATAGCTTCAATTACCCATTTACTTTGTACGGGCATTCCTACCCATTGTAAACTCTTGTCATGTTGGGCACATAGAAGAATATGTTCTCCTTGTGTACGCCAAGGCTTTAATGTTAACCCCAGTGATAGTACGCGAGTATCGTCATTGCTATCAGGCCCAAAGTAAGCGTCTCTGTTAATTCCATTTAGTCCTACCTTCCATGTTGTGCCACGTTGTATGCCACCAACTTCTAAAACTATTACTGGTTTATTTAATGCTCGGAAGTGATGCCAAACTTTTTGGTTTCCAGCCATCCTACCATGCCAAAGCACACTCCATATAACAGCAACATCGCTATCATAATCATTGTAAGTAACGGTATGACCACTAGCAAACAAACTGTTTGTAAAAGCATCAAAAATTGGTTTGCTATTGAGTGCGCCATTATCTGTCCATAAACTAAACTTCATTCCAATATGTTTCGCTCCGTGGTTGTAAAAGGTCCTTCTTTCGACTTCTACCTTCTTCTTTTCTTACACCCTTAAGGTGATCAAACCATGCTCCGAGCTCGCAATTAATTAACGGGTGTCCTTCTCCGTTTACAAGATGTCCGCTAAAGTCTTTAATGTTAGGGTGCTTTATTCTAATCTTTTTTAAGACTTCATCAAACACATAACTATCATGCCACTCTTCCATTTTAAAGATGCCGTCATCATGTTCTTCGTACACTCTTTCAAACTCTTTTAAAAATGCATCAGCACCAGGAGTTCGTAGAGTAAGTCCATACCAACCACACTCTGGCCATTTTTTCATTCTACCTAAGTAGTGTAACCATTGTGATGCAGGTACTAAGTTTCTAAACTCGCCATATGTAATAGGACTGTGTACATACGTGTCACCATCAATCCAAACTAAAATATCTGTTTCAAGATCCTGTGCGGCTTCAAATACTGCATACGTTTTGTTTGCAAACCGTACTGCGTCCCACTTAAATTCTTTGTGATGATCTCTAGGACGTCTTGCAGGCCACGGACATTTACCGTTTGCTTTAGGATCATTCTTGTGTCGTTCCTTAAATGCATTAAGTTTTGGTAACGCTTGTTTAGCATCAACAACAACAATGTTTGCGCCTGGTGGAACTACAGGAATACAATCTTCTGCATATACTATTAACTTTATTGCTGGGTGAACATTCTTTGCCCAACTATCAATAAGACGTTGACCGTACTGTTCAAGTCCCGGTTGGTGGAAAGTTGTTATACATTTTATTCTCATTTTACGTACCTTTTCATCCACTGCCATGCTTCACCACTTTTCAAATCTGCGAAACTCCAATGGCATTGTGATATTTTTCTAATCCAAACTTCTCTGTCTAATGCTCTTAATTTGTTTAACGCATCAAGTCTTTGAAAGCAAACTTCTTGTACTTGGCTTGCTCTAAAGTCTTCACATATAACAGGAACTCCTTCAATAACACTTGCTACACCTGGGCTACTGTTGTACACAATAGAACAAAATGCTGTTTGTAAATCTGCTACTATTTCCTTTTCAAAACTAATTCTAATGTTATCACCAACAATTTTCTTTACATACTCAGGTGCTTTTTTATCGCCTGGGTGAGGTCTAATTACAATAGGTCTAGTTGTGTGTTGTCTAATTTCTGCAATCTTTGTATTAGCCCAAGTAACAACATCTTTACCTTTCATACTCCAACCGCCATTGCGTTGTAAGCATAGTAATATGTTATCCTTGTCAGCATAGTTCCAAGGCTTTAACTTAACACCAAGGTCACGTTGTATTTTTGTCCACTGCTCATCGCCCGGACTGTCATTACAATATTCAGCTGTGTCAGCAAACACACCATCAAAACTATATCGTAAGTAATGATGAGGTTCGTTAACTTTTGCTTTATATAAAAACAAGTTACTGTCTGCTGTAATAAATCTCTTGTTAGCTGTGTTAGCCGCAATGCTTCTACGTAAGTTAATGTGTGGAACGTGGGCACTATTTTCGTGCATGTATCCTTGCATTACTGCTACGTCACATTGCATTACATCAAAGCCATCATATACTAATCCGTTATCACCACTTACTCTAACACCCGAGACAAAGTTTCTAATAATATCTAACTTGTGGTTAGGCTTAAAAGGTTTATTAACTTTGTTTTTATTTCCAGGCGGAATAACTTTAGTGTAACCTATGACTCTCATTTGATTACGCTCCAAGCATAGCCACTTAACATTTCGTCATATGTAAATTGGTTGTTTGCCAAGTATCTACACAAGTATGTTAATTGTTTACGTCCTGGATGTTCTACAAATTCGATTCTACTAATTTTTTGTTCACAAATATCTTGAGCACAATTTGGCCCTAATGTTATTGCAGGTTTACCATAAACCATTGCTTCAAGTGCGGCAATACTATTATATGTTACTAAGCAATGTACATCGTCTGCAAGTGCCTGTTCCATTGTGTTTACACTTACACGATCTTCTCTACTTGGCTTCTTGCGTACTTGTACTGGCCTTGACGTATGCTTTCTAATACTAGCAACTGTTTCAGCAATCCATTGCTCTAAGTCTTTATCAAAGTATTTCATTACTTTTTCACTTGGAGGAACTACTAGTATTTTACGTCCTGGTGTTGCATCTTTAAATGGAATAGCCAACGAATTAAAACGTCCGCCACTATACCACTTGTCTGATCCAGGTTGCTCTCTGTCAGGCATGTGTAAATTTTGTAGTGCATTTTTTGCAATTCTATGATAAGTCTTTTTACCGTTTGGGTTACGTGTGCTAGGATTGTTACCTATATAACCTGTGTCCATAAAGTAAAACTCTCTACCTCGTTCAATACACATCTTAATTAGTTTTTGTTTTCCTAATCCTCTTACTAGTAACGGAGTATCATCGTCCCAGTCAACATCGTCAGCACGGATATATTTTCCGCCACTGCCTAATGCCATGCCCATTACAAACGAGTCAATAAGACCAAATGATCCTTTAACTTTCTTTTCAACTTTTTTAATTCCGCTGTCAACACAAATAACAGGAGGATTCTTTACGTCCTGGAATACTTCCGAAACTGCTTCAACAGCATGCCTCTGTTCTCCAGTTGCAACGCTGTGTAAGATTTTATCAACCATTACTTTTAAATGTGGTAATATCACTCTCGTATCCCACTCACCAGTATTTTGTACAATCTCTTCTCCCATGTTAAACCTCCATCATTTGATACAAGCACTTCTTCCATAATTGATTATATTGACAATGTCTGTAGTTTTCAAACCACGGACCGCCCTCAGTATAATGAATTAACTTAGGTGTGCCGTCTTGTGGTTCGCTGTAGTGTCCTACCAGCCAATTCCATTCAGGTGACAGGTTACCAATTAAGCTGTCATCGTTTAGCCAACTAAAGCGATGCAAATACGCACCGTTAATCTCTGGCTCGTTAACTAAATCCATTGTTAGTCTTTTATTAGCAGGATGTCCACAGTTAATAAGCATCATGCTTGACCAATTCTTACGTGGATAAACAGTTTGCACTTGTCCATCCATCTTAATACCTTCTTTAGGTTCATAGTCATGTTGCACACACATTACTGCTTTTGTATCATCTGCTTGTGCAAACAACTCTGCAATGTCTGTAGTAAGTAACATATCACAATCCATGAATACTGCCCAACCATCAAAGTTAGCAAGTTCCGGAACTAGGAAGCGAGTAAACGTAAACTCAGTACTTGCTAGTTTATCATTACCTCTATGATACCAACCTTGATCTCTTAGAGTGCTTTGTTTTAACGGATATACTTTTGCATTTGGACTATGCTGTTCAATGCTGAACTTGCATACTTGGTATGCCATATCTTCTCTAGTGTCGTACCCAATATATACTCTAAAATCGTTGTTCATGCTTGTGTCTTTCTTATATAAACTGCCGTGGCATCAATAGTATGTATCTCTTGAGTGTTGCCAAACACCTCATGAAAGGCTTTACTACTACCTCTCCAACTATTGTAATCGTCCAAAACCATTATTCCTCCTACACTAAGCCTAGGCCATAGTGTTAATATCTCTTGTAAAGTACTCTCATACCAATCAGTATCTAACCGTAATAGTGCAATAGTGTTTGGTAAATTAGTGTCATCTAAAAGTGTTTCTTCTACAGGACCTTTAATAAAATTACATTGATGTGGCGGAATATAATTGAATACATTTGTACTAACTTCTCCAATCTCTGCTCTACACCACTGATCAAATCCATGCTTTGCTTTCTTACTATGCTTTGCATATTTTACATCGCCGTCTGTTGTAATTTTATGATCATGTACAGTTGGTAATGTCATTCCTTCAAATGTATCAAACAACCAAAAGTTTCTTTTAGTTTTAGCATTAGCCAACCAAGCACTAATAATATGACCGCCTTTCCACACACCACACTCAACAATGTCACCTGGAATATTATTTGCATCAAGTTCTCTAACTGCTCTTACAGTCTGAGTGATACGTTGTCCACTAGTCATTGTAAATGGTTTAGCTTCTTCAACAATCCTTAATTCTTTTTTAGTTGGTATGAAATCCATACTATACTGGAGCTCCTTCATGCCATTCATAAGCATCACTTCCGCTATCAGTATACCGTCTTTCTATATCTTCTTCAACACATTCAGTACCACGTTGTATTTCTAATATGTGTGCATTAACTGTTAGTGATGGATTACTTGGTAAGTGCCATACTTCTTTATTGATTTCATAAGGAACACTCTTTGGTGTTAGGTAAACAATTTCTTGTCTGTCCTCCCACTCAGTTACCATTTTAACTTCGCCTTCAAGTATGTTCCATTGCTCTGCACGTTTAAAATGTTTTTGATCACTTAGTGCTTTGCCAGGGTATATTACAAGCTCTTTTACTTTGTAACCTTCATCGGGTTTGTCATCTAGTACACGCCAATACCCCCAATCACGTTCAGTCTTTTGTGTCTTCCATTCGTCTAATATCCAACTACTTGAATTCATTTTGTCCTCTCCGCCAACACCAAAGACGAAGCTAACCTTTGGGTCATGCAAGTAGTCTTCCATCTCTGGAATGTTGTCTGCTGTTCTATCCCCACCATTAGCAAAGACGACTTCGTCTTGACCTCCGATAGTTGATTGTAAGTGATGGATAGCGCCGCTGGCACTATTGAATTTGTCATCGTTTAAGCAAAGTACTACACGATCGACAATACCAAGTTCGCTAATAATAGCAACTCGATCTTTAAAGGGCATAAATGGCCGACCCTTTTTTTGAGTCAGCCATTCATCTGAGTTTAATCCAACAACTAGTTGATCACCAAGTTGTTTCGCGGCCTTAAAGTATTCTATATGGCCTGAGTGTAGTGGATCGAATCCACCTGTTACTAGTACGTATTTCATACTAGTATTTAAACTTTAGCGATTTACTGTTTGTATATACTGGATTACATTTTCGGGAGTTGATACAACATATGGGTCATCATCAGATCCATCATTGTTATATCCTGGTTCAATGAAGCTTTCGTTAACAATCATGTTCTCAATATACATAGCATATCTCCATGACCTGTTAGCAAAACCTAAATGCTTCTTATTGCACAACATGCCAAGGCCGAATGTAAAGTCTGCATTACCGTCTGCTAGTAATTTAACTTTGGTACAACCTAGTTCTTTAGCCCATGCATTCATTACAAATGCATCGTTAACACTTACACAATAGACTTCGTCCACGCCTAGTGCTTTAAACTCGTCATACATTTTTTCGTATGTTGGTAGTTGTTCTGAACTACATGTTGGGGTAAATGCACCCGGAAGTCCAAAGATAACAACTTTCTTATTTGCAAATAACTCTGCACTAGATTTGTTAACCCATGTTCCGCCAATAGCACAACCACCATCGTCACCAACTTCATCACCTTCACGAAGAACGAAGTTGACTGTTGCGGGTATCGTATCCCACTTTTCAATTATTTTCTTTTCACCTGGTAATTGGTAACTCATTTTTCTTCCTATTGTTATAAACTAGCATCTTCCATGCCAGCTACTCTTAATTTAACTATGTTTGTAAGTTGCCATTGCTTTTGATCAAGTGCTTTACAAACACCTAACCACTTGTTACGCATAAGTGCAAACTCATTAATAATCTTTTCGTAGTCGACAACGTCCGATTCGCCGTCTACGTATTTTTCGCAATCACGACTTGACAATGCTCTTGCATAGCTTTCTAAGTATTTTCTAAAAAAGCTACTTCGAAGTCTACGTAATTCAATGTTCAGGTATTCTAATATTGCTTCGAGCTCTTGTAACTGATTGAATCGTTGCTCAACCATTCCCGGCATCTCTGCCGCGGCTCTTTCAACATTACCTTTAATTTTGCATTCCATTCGCGCCTGGATCAATTCATTCTCGTAATGATCAATTGCTTTTGGAATGTTGCTAATGTCTCTAGCAATATCAGAATACCATCCCATTAGTATTCTTCCACTTCGTCTTCGTCTACGTCGACATCTTCTTCGAGATAGTAACCAATCGCTTTGTCTAAGTTAGCATCAGAGCCAAGTGCATCTCTAAACGCTTCGTCGGTACTACCAATGTCAGCACATAGATCAACATATTTTTCTGCTACTGTTTCGATGTGCTTCTTGTCTAAGTACTCTTTAAACACTTGCCACACTTCGATAATATCTGAACCTGAATCCAATTTATACTCCTTAGTTTACGTTATACGAATATAGTTATTCGTTTGGTTGATCTTCAACATCGGTTTCGACTTCGTCTTCATCAACGTCAGGACTTTCTTTAGCCTTTGCAAGTTTAGCGGCAAAGTCTACCATAATTGTGTCAAGAGCGTCACCGCCTGCTTCCCACACTTTACGATACTCTTTGATCTCTTCACCTGTAGAGTCTGTGTACCTTAGTCTGTTTCCGTCTTTAACAAGCATTCCTTTTTTCTCAAACAAGTCAACTAAACCACTGTATGGGTTCATACCTGTTTCATAAGGAATTTTAACTTGTACGCCTTCGAACGGTTTTGCATAACGAGTTTTCATTACTTTACAACCAGCTCTAATACCACGTACTTCGCTTATCTTGTTACCGTCTTGATCTTCTTTTAACTTCATTTTCTTCATTGCAACAACAATACTTGATGCATAGATAAAGCCTTGACCACCTGATATCTTGTCGTCTGGGTCAAACATATCCTGTGAAGCGTATGTGTGATTAGTACAAACTAATCCTACGTTACAACTACCAATCATGTTAACAGTATTACGGACTAATGAAGTTAGTGCTTTAGGCTTACGACCCATATCACCTTTCATGTCACCCTTGTTAAACTGATCAACATCTGTAGGTGTAAGTAACATACCTAAACTGTCAACTACAAACAAAATCTTAGGACGTTCTTCGTCTGGCATTGTTTTATAGTCAATCATAAACGTACTAATAGTTTTAGCAACGTCATCAATCATTGACATGTTTAGTTTAAGAAGTTTCTCTTCTGATGTATCAACATCGAGAGCTTTAAGCCAACTCTCATCAAGTGCGTTCTCTGAGTCAATTAAGACTACAAAGATGCCTTGATCTTGTGCCGCTTTTACAATGTTACCTGCACAGATATAACTTTTACCTGCACCAGATTCTCCTGCAAAAACAGTAACCTTACCTAGTGGAACACCTTTGTGAAAGTCGCCACTAATAAGATAATTTAAGGCATAGTTACCTGTACTAATCCAATCAGTTGGATCGTTAAATCCACTACTCATGCCTGTGATTGATTTAGTTAAGTTTTTACGAAACTTAGAAACGTCAAATGCTTTATTAGCCATTGTATCTCCTTATCAGATTATTCCAAGTAGGGTGTAGCATTTCTACTACACCCACTCAGTTTTTAACTAGCCTTGGCGTGAACGGATCATTGCAAGAATGTCTTCCGCTTT